CAATTGAGTTAGATAAAATTAAGGTTAAGGGTAAAGATGAGTTAGTAACCATTTATAAACCAGTAACAAACTTAATGGAGGGTTATGACTTTACTTCAACAAAGAAAGTTAAAACTAATCGTAAAAAGGATAATAAGAAATGAAAAACAAAGAAAACTATACTTACTCAATACACACTGGCTCAAAATTAAGAAACAAAAGTTACGGAGACGCCGAAAAACATTTGTGAAACTTTGGAAAATTAGAAAATTGCAAGAGTTAAGAACTACACTTAAAGTTGCATAATAATAAATACTACTATGGCAGATTTAAACCAGTTAGCAACCGATTTACAAGTACTTAAAAACGAAGTAGAGCAGGTTGCTAGCGTCAATACAAAACTTGACAATGCCATAGATAAACTAACAGACATATCAGGCAGTATAAAATCTATGCTAGCAGTACACGAAGAAAAATTATCAAAACAAGAAGAAATAGATAAAGCGATATTTAATCTAATAGAGAATCGCAGACAAGAATTTGATAATAATTACAAAGAATTACATAGTAGAATCAACAAGATTCATAAGGATTTAACAGACGAAATAGACATGTCACAAAAGCGTTTAATGTGTGAAATTAAGACTTTAGCGTCAAATTTAGACGGTAGGATAGGCGTTTTTGAGAAATACAGATGGATCATCATAGGGGCGGCAATAGTGCTAGGATTGTCTATGCCTAAGATATTGGATATAATATCATTTATTCAATAGACACTTGACTTTTTTTACTATATAGTATATACTGTTTTATATGAGTGGTTACATTGATTTAAATTATATCAGTAAGATACAGCCTAGATTACAACAATTTAAGAAAAAAAGAGATTATCTTTTTAACTTTAGATGTCCAGTCTGTGGCGATTCTAAAAAGTCTAAAACAAAAGCAAGAGCATATCTTTATAGAGTAAAGAACGATATGTTTTTCAAATGCCATAATTGTAGTGCAAGCCACAACTTGGCAAATCTTATCAAGTTAGTTGATAGACCTTTATACGATCAATATATTTTAGAGAGATATAAAGGTAGCAAACCATCAAATGAAGCTGAAAGTTTATTTGATAAATTTAAAACTGACACAAAAGATAAGTTAAAAAATTCTACACCTCTACAAGGCCTTACTGCCTTTAGTACTTTAGATGATGAACATCCTGCAAAGCAATATCTTCTCAACCGAAAGTTGCCTACGGATTACTTTGATAGATTATACTATTGTGACAAGTTCCATAGCTTTGTTAATAAGTTACGACCAGGGACTTTCAGTAGTCTAAATATGAAGTACGAACATCCTAGATTAATTATACCTTTCTATGATGTTGATAATAATGTTTTTGCAATTCAAGGTAGAGCATTTGGTAAAGAACAACCAAAGTATCTAACAATTAAATTACAGGAGAATAAACAAAAGATTTTTGGGCTAGAACGAGTCAATCTTCATAAGCGATTGTATATTGTTGAAGGTCCTTTAGATAGTTTGTTCCTTGATAATTGTATTGCGGCTGGTGGTGCTGATTTACAACTGCCTGCTACAAACAAAGATGTCGTTTTTATATTTGATAATGAACCACGTAATAAAGAAATTATAGATAGAATGTACAAACTGATTGATAAAGAGTATATGATAGTAATATGGCCAGAAGGTCAGAAAGAAAAAGATATTAACGAAATGATAATAAACGGCAAGACAAAAGAACAAGTACAAAAAATTATATCCGATAACACCTATTCAGGTTTATCAGCAATTACTCAACTCAACACATACAAAAGAATATAGGGAGATTTATGGTTACAGGAAACGAGTCTATTAATGTCAAAAAAAGAAACAATAGAGGAACTGAACCTCTTAACATTGAAAAGATACATGAAATGGTTGAGTATGCTTGTGAAGATATAACAGGAGTTTCATCATCACAAGTAGAAATGAAAAGTGGATTACAATTCTATGATGGTATATCCACAGACGAAATACAACAGATATTAGTAAAGTCAGCTGCAGACTTAATAGATTTAAATTATCCTAATTACACTTATGTGGCAAGTAGATTACTTTTATATAGTTTGAGAAAACAAGTTATAGGCAAGTTATGGGATCACCCACACTTTTATGACCATGTAAAAAAGGTTGTAGATATGGGACTATACGATAAAGAGATATTCATAAATTATCAAAGAAAAGACTTTGATAGAATGGAGAACTGGATAAGTCATAATAGAGATTATGATTTTACTTATGCAGGCCTCCGACAAGTTATTGACAAATACCTTGTACAAGATAGAAGTACAAACGTGGTATATGAAACACCACAATTTATGTACATGATGATTGCAGCTACACTATTTGCAAAATATCCAAAAGAAAGGAGAATGTCATATGTTAAAAAATATTATGACGCTATTTCAACGTTTAAAATTAATATCCCAACGCCTGTTATGGCTGGCGTCCGTACCCCTCTTAAGCAGTATGCTTCTTGTGTCCTTGTTGACATTGACGATACTCTACCTAGTATCTTTAGTAGCGACATGGCTGTTGGCCGTTATGTTGCCCAAAGGGCTGGCATCGGAATTAACGCAGGAAGAATCCGAGGTATCAACTCACGTATTAGAGGCGGTGAGGTACAACATACGGGTGTTATACCTTTTCTCAAAAAATTTGAGGCAACTGTTAAGTGCTGTACTCAAAACGGAGTACGAGGTGGATCAGCAACAGTACACTTCCCAATTTGGCACCAAGAAATAGGTGACATTATTGTCCTTAAAAACAATAAAGGTAGTGAAGATAATAGAGTTAGAAAACTAGACTACTCAATACAACTATCTAAAATATTTTATGAAAGGTTTATCAACAATGAAGATATAACTTTGTTTTCACCACATGAAGTGCCTGAATTATATGAGGCATGGGGAACAGATTCCTTTGATGAACTTTACGAAAAAGCAGAAAGAAAATTATCTGTAAGTAAAACTAAAGTCAACGCACAAGAATTATTTTTTGATATATTGAAAGAACGTGCTGAAACAGGCCGTATCTATATTATGAATATTGACCATTGTAATACCCACTCATCTTTCAAAGATAAGGTTACAATGAGTAATTTATGTCAGGAAATAACTTTACCAACCACTCCGATACAACATATTGATGGTGAAGGTGAGATTGCTTTATGTATCTTATCTGCCATCAATGTGGGTAAAATAAACAAACGTGATGAACTACAACCATTGTGTGATTTAGCAGTAAGAGCTTTAGATGAAATAATAGATCATCAAAAGTATCCTATTGACGCTGCTGAAAAATCTACAAAGGCACGTAGAAGTTTAGGTATTGGTTACATTGGTCTTGCTCATTACCTTGCAAAGAAAGGTTACAAATACGATCAGAAACTTGCATGGCGACAAGTTGATAAACTAACAGAAGCATTTCAATATTATCTATTACATGCTAGTTTAGACCTTGCAAAAGAAAAAGGTCCTTGCTCAGCATTTAAATCTACAAAATATTCAGATGGTATATTACCTATTGATACATATAAGAAAGATGTTGACGAGTTAGTTAAAAGAGAACTAACTTATGATTGGGAACATTTAAGAAAAGAAATTAAAGAACATGGTTTAAGACATAGTACATTGTCAGCACAAATGCCTAGTGAATCTTCTAGTGTAGTTTCAAATGCGACAAACGGTATTGAACCACCTAGAGATTATTTGTCTGTTAAAAAGTCTAAAAAAGGCCCATTAAAACAGATAGTACCAGAGTATAATAAATTAAAAAACTTCTATACACTACTTTGGGACATGAAGGGGAACGAAGGATATATAAATATCGTTGCAGTAATGCAAAAATATTTTGATCAGGCAATAAGTGGTAACTGGTCATATAATCCTGAAAATTATACTGATGGTCAAGTACCAGTATCAGTAATGGCAAACGATTTATTAACAACGTATAAGTTAGGTTGGAAGACTTCTTATTATCAAAACACATATGATAGTAAGAAAGACGAGGACGAACCTACTCATCCGATTGGGTTCCATGATAATGTACCTGAAGAAACAAAGAAAGAAGAGGACGAGAATTGTGACTCGTGTACAATTTAATGAAAACCGTATTTAATAAGAAACAAAATTTAGACGCTACAAAACAACCATTGTTTTTTGGTGAAGACCTTGCAGTACAAAGATATGATACGTTTAAGTATCCTGTATTTGATAGATTGGCTCAACAACAACTAGGTTTCTTTTGGCGACCTGAAGAAGTTTCTTTACAGAAAGATAGAAACGACTATGCTCAACTATCAGAATCACAAAAGTTTATCTTTACATCTAATCTAAAATATCAAACTATGTTAGATAGTGTACAAGGTAGAGGTCCATGCCTTGCATTTTTACCTTTTGTAACTAATCCTGAATTAGAAGGTGCCATAGTTGCATGGGACTTTATGGAAACAATTCATAGTAGAAGTTATACATACATAATTAAAAACTTATATTCAAACCCTAGTGATATATTTGATACTATTATTGCAGATAAGAAGATTGAAGAAAGATCAAAAGCAGTTACAGAAGCATACGATAAACTAATTGCATTAGGCTACAAATGGCATACTGATCCTAAATCAGTTGATATGTATGAACTAAAGAAAGCATTATGGCTTGCGTTAGTAACTGTAAACGTACTAGAAGGTTTAAGATTTTACGTATCATTTGCTTGTTCGTTTGCATTTGGTGAATTAAAACTTATGGAGGGTAGTGCTAAGATATTATCTCTTATTGCTAGAGATGAAAGTCAACACCTTGCAATGAGTCAACAGATTATCAAAGCATATCTTACAAAAGAAAATGATAAGGTTATGAATAAAGTTATTAAAGATACACAAAAAGAATGTTATAAAATATATGATGACGCAGTACAACAAGAGAAAGATTGGGCAACTTATCTATTTCAAAAAGGTTCTATGATAGGACTATCAGAAAAACTACTACATCAATATGTTGAATATATAGCAAATAGAAGAATGAGAGTTATTGGTTTAGAACAAAAGTATGAACACTCATCATCACAGAATCCATTACCTTGGACGCAACATTGGTTTAATAGTCACTCACTACAAAACGCACCACAAGAAACTGAAATAGAAAGTTATGTTATTGGTGGTCTTAAACAAGATGTAACAAAAGATCAATTTAAAAAATTTAAACTATAATGGCTGAAAACGAAGATAAAAATAAAGTACAGATAAGTTGCAACAATTGTGATGTATCTTATTGGGTAAAATGGTCAGACGAAGACGCTGAACCTACTACTTGTCCTTTCTGTGGTGCTGATACTTCTATAGAAGAAGAGGATGCGATATTTGAAAATGAAGAAGAACAAGACGATTGGAATTGATTATAGTTTAAGCAGTCCTGCTATATGTGTATGTAGAGGTGAGTTTAAATTAGATAACTGTAAGATATACTATCTTACAAATGTGAAAAAATATGAAGGCAATTATTGTAATGGTAAAATAAATGGCAGATTACATCTACCCTATACCTCCGAGCAACAACGACACGACCAGATTTCCGAGTGGGCGATTTCTGTTATTGATACTGCTATTGGTAATATTTTTATAGAAGGATATTCATTTGGTAGTAAAGGACTTGTATTCAACCTAGCAGAGAATATGGGTGCTCTCAAACATAAACTTTATATACTCAATAAAAGATTCAAGTCTATAGTGCCAGGTCAGATAAAGAAGAATGCTACTGGTAAGGGCAATGCAGACAAGCTAAAGATGTATGAGCAGTTTGTAAAGGATACTAACGTTGACCTAGTCAAAGAATTTGAGCAATCTAAACTCAATAATCCAGTCACAGACATAGTAGATTCATATTATATCGCAAAATATGGGTACGAATCATAGATGTTCTTGTTTTGTTCTCTTAATTATTCCTAAAAAGTCAATAAAATCAACGTTTTTAACGCTTGACAATTCTGTATTTTTCTGATATATTATGTGTATATATGACAAAAGAATACTTTAAAAGTTTTAATATCGTTTACAAAAGAGAATATAGAGATCCCGAAGCAGAATATGATACGTTCTGGTCTTCATCTACCATCTACAGAAATGTACCTATAGATAAAATCAAATTCTATAGAAAACAATTACTTAAATTCAAAGACTATATGAACAAATCATATAGAGAAGACGCTAATAACTTCACAGGTGCTACTGGTATTGAGATAGTATATCCAGATGAGTATTACCAAACATACGAAGATGTGTTCGGTCCTGAAACGGCTGCAGGTGATGAAAACCTATTCAACGACTTCGGTCAGATGTATAATGGCAGACAAGGTTTTAGAAAAGATTTTGATCCTGACTTTACAAAGAATTACAAAACTAAAAAGAAAAACCCAAATTACATATACAACTTAAACTAAAGGAGACATTATGCAAATAAAACTAGGCGACACGATAAGAGATGATAAAGGTAGAGAAGGTGTTATAACAAACATTGGTATTGCTACTGATCCTGCTGATATAGCTGCTGAATTAGGAGTAAACGCAAAAGAATATGATACTGATTTAAATTATGTTGGTGCAATTACATTTGGTAGTAACTGGTGTTATTTTATGCAGATAGAAGAAGTTATTAAAAAGAATGATTATGTTGAAGACACAGCATGGATGAAAGAAGATTCAGATGTTGATGTTGCAATTAATTTAGAAAACGAAAGTAAGTTAGGTAAATAATGAACGGATATTTTGCTGTACAATTAGATAGACAAAGTTGTAACGTTGTAAAGAAACTTGCTACAAAAGACATACTTGTATCAGATCACGTTACACTTGCATTTAAACCTATTAAGAAAGTTTATAACAAATATTCTAAACTTGTAGGTAAAAAGGTGGGTGTGTTTATTAAAGGTTACAGAGCAAACAATCACATTGACGCATTATGGGTTGACAATATGTTTGATAAAGAGTATAATAGAATCAAAAGACATGATAAAGGCGCTGCCCATATTACACTTTCACACAAGAAAGGTTACAAATCAGGTGACGCTAACACTATGTTTACAAACCCTAAAGTAAAAGATAAGAAATACGGATACGTAGAAGGAACTATAAAATATATTGATTATGACAAAAGATAAATGGTTAAAGATTAATAGAGAGTCGTTTACCAGAACTCTCAAAGGATTTAATAGACCTGACTATACATTAGATATAAACGGTCTAAAAAGAAATTCTATACCTACAAGTGATAGAATATCTGGTGCATGTACTAAAGAGTCAAAACCTAAAGTACAGCTACCCGAAGGCAAAACAATCGGCATTGCCTACAATAAAGGTAATTACCAAGTAGTTGACAAAGCCGATTTTAAAACAATGGGAAGGAAGACATAATGTGGAATATGAAAAAATCATTGCTATTTGCTACGTTATTAGTTGCAGTAATACTAGTATCAATGAATATAGCAAGTGCTAATCCAGTAACTAACTGGTTAACAAATGAGAAAAACAAAATTGTTGAGTATCAAACAAAGAGTTGGGCAGATAGTAAAGCTCAATTGACTAATACAAAAAAGTCAATTCTAAACATATTTAGGAAGAAAAATGCTACACAAGATTAGTGATTTTTGTAAGAAGATTGATAGTATCAAAGCTCAGGCAGATAAGTTATACAACCTAAAGTATAATCAGATCAAAACGCCTGAGCGGGATGCTGAAGTGAATCACCTTATAGATGACATACAATCCATGTGTAAAGTAGTGGGTAATGACAATAAACCCTATGATTTATAGGGTTTTTAACGCTTGACAAATAGACTATTTTATGATAGAATTAATGAATAAACTAACAAAAGGACTATATTATGATAACTAAAGAAACTATATTTGAAGAATTTAAGATTGCAAAACAAAAAGATATTGCAAAATCTAAATCTAAACCTCCGTATGAAAATGTGTTTACAAACAGAATTACTGTATTGAAATCACATGTTGACACTAAAAAAGCAAATCCTAAAATGTACAGAAATTTAGATATTAATTTTGATAAACTGTTGCTTGCGTATCAATCGCCTGTGCCAGTTGATCATTTTTACAAAGTCGGTTTCGGTAAGACTCTTGCAGAATACGAACATGACAAAAGACTTGCTGAACTTACAGAAAAACAAAAAGAAAGAGAAGAAGAAAAAAAATTAAAAGAAAAAGAAAATGTTAAAGAAGTTACTTTTAATTAGTTGTTTGTTGTTGCTCTCTAATTGTGCTAGTAAACAGTCCTATATTGGTGCGTCCACTACAGCGGCTGTTGCTGGTACAGCATGTTGGCAATACTTATCAGATAATCCTGCTGTCGTTGCTACTTGTGCAGTTGCAGGATCATTTAAAGGTGCTGACATTATGAACGGCGAAACAGACGATCAATTAATGACAAGAGCATTTATAGATCATTTAGACAATGCACCTAATAGTCCAGGGTTTACTACTTGGCAAAACCCTAAAACACAAAGTAATGGTATTATTAAAACTACAGGTTTCTATTTAAAAGGACCTATTAAATGTACAATGATTGAAACTACACACGATCAGAATTTAGATAACACTAGATTCTTTGATACTATACTATATGGTAATCCGTATAGACAAATGCAATGGCATGAGGCGTGTAAAATGCCTGACGGCAGATGGGCGATAATAAATGATTAAACAATATTTGTGGATATTATCTTCAGCTGCAGTATTAATATTATTTTCTGTAGTAATGGATAAAGCATTTGCTGAAGACTCATTTGAAAACACAATGAAGAAACTAGAGGCATTAGAAAACAATGGTACAAAAGTTGAATATGATAAAATACAACCTATCAAAGATCAATATTGTTTCATTAAAGTAGAAATTAAGCAATTAGACAATGGTGAGATTGTTAAACAGGAAGTAGTAGAATGTGCAGATGGCCGAAAGGCATACGATGGTCCTAGTTATTGGGAGTTGTATGCTCAATTTTACTATAGAGATATGTTTACACCTGCCTATTGCAGATATTATGAAAGGCCGAAACATGCTTATCATAAACCTGGCAAAGTTTGCCTTGATAAAGACGGTAATTGGGAGGTACAAAAATGATAAGAGGTCTATTGACACTTACAATATTGTGGGTTATCCTTGCTTTTGCATGGGATCCATTTACGTCAACCGTTGAGAAAACACAGGCTGTTGACAAAACAAAAGAAATAGTATATAATGTGTTTAATAATATGAAGGAGAAGGTGAATGAGTAAGATACTCAAATATATAATGATCGGTTCTATAGGTCTGTTACTTGCAAATTGTTCTAGTAGCACTTATAAAATCAAACAAGAAAAGGATAAACAAGTCCTTAAAGTACCATCTTGGTATATGAAAGATTATAACGAGAAGAAAGAATGTGGTACTAAAAAGTTTGGCAAAGACAAAAACAAAGAGTGTATCTTTGGTGTTGGTACAAGTGTATCGCCAGACCTAGAACTTGCAATTGAAAAGGGTATGATGATTGCAAAGGCTGAACTTGCTGATAAAGTAAAAGGTGAGATGAATAAAAAGGCTAAAATCTTTACTACAGAATTAGGTAAGAATACTACTAAAACTGTTGTAACAGATGTAGAAACTACATTAGTCAATATCATAAAACAAACACCAGTTAGAGGATACGAAGTGTTTGCTCAGGAAGTTACTTTAACAAAGAATGGTTACTATCGTGCTTGGATTGGTCTAAAGTTACCAATGGGTGAGTACAATAAGATGTACAACTATTCTGTTGAAACAGTAGTGGATGCTTTTAAACTTAAAGAGATCGCTCAAAAGGCGTATGATGAAGTAGAGGTTATTGCTAATGAGTAGTAAAATAGAAATATACTCAAAGCCTAATTGTGTCTATTGCGAGAAGTCTAAACATCTTGTAAAGTCACTAGGCTTTGAATACAAAGAAAAGATGTTCGGTAAAGATTTTACATCTCCCGAACAACTTTATGAGGCTGTAGGTAAACAAGTAAGAACTATGCCACAAATATTAATTGATGATAAACATATCGGTGGTTACAATGAACTTGTTGAATACTTTGCTGATAAAGGTTTAGTAAACTTTAAGGGTGAAAAAATATAATGGCAATATCAGATTATTCTTCACACGATTGGCGTAAATTTACAGATGACGCTGTTGTTGTAGATGACACAGTAGAACACAAAGCTTTAAAAGTAAATGATAGTAGAGTTATCTTTACCAATCCAAAAACATTAAAAGAGGAATCTGTTGAAGTATCCAGATTGATTAGAGTATTTGTAAACAACGTGGTAGGAAATAGAAAGAGTATTAAGTAATATTAAATAGATGATGTCAGATAAAAAAAATAACGACAACGTAATATTGTTTCCTAAAATTCCTATGAAAAGACCTAATCAAAAGGCACAGGAATTAGACGCTAAACGACAGGAGATGATGAGATTGCAACATAACAAGGTTTATGTACAGGCAATATCTGAACAGTTGACAGAGTCATTGCTATTGACATTAAGAGATGAGAATATTAGTATAACAGACAAAACGTTTTTAAGTGACTATAAACTAATACTAGAGGCGATTAACTCTATGTTGTTAAGACATGTACATATGAAACACCCTCTACAAGAAAGGGTTGATAAGTCTGTTACAACAAAAGGTGAAGGTAAAGATGTTTATGCTATTACAATTGATTATAAGAAATTTTAAGAATTCCATAAAGCACTTTGGGATAATTACTAATAATGGCAAAGTTAGTAATTTTAAATCATGCCAATATATAATAGAAAAGGAGTGAATAAATGTTTAAATCATTATTTACAAAAGACTCATTAAGAGTTGTATCAAAATCAAAAAAAACTGAAACTAGAGGCAGAAAAACTTTGTCTAAAAGACAAAAGGTTCTAAATCTTTTATCAAAAGGTCAATCTGTGACTTGGAAAACTTTAAGAAGCAGATTCGATTTAGTATCGCCAAGAGCACTTGTTGATACTTTAAGAGCTGAAGGTAACATGATTTATGTTAACAAAACTGCTCAAGGTACTTCTTACAGAAT